ATACGTTTTCCCAAAGAAGCCCTTATCAGTAACCTCGGTTGCCATCTCGACAAACACCGACAGGGATGGACTGCCGGATAGTTCCGGACAGATCGCCGCGATTATCTGATTCGGGCTAAGGGACATAGTTAATCGTTCTCCTCATCGGAGTTTTCGCCGCCCTCGGTGTCATCGAAGTCGGGAATATCGTCATCGCCGTTGCCCTCGCCGCCCTCGGTGTCATCTTCCGGATTTTCTTCCGGATCATCTTCCGTGGGTTCGTCATCGGTGAGGTCTTCGGTGTCATCATCGCCCAGGGCTGCTTCGCCGCCTTCCTTGTCGATCTCTTTTTGGAGTTCGTCAGGGTCAATGTTCAGCTTACGCATACGCTTTGTGACGGCGAGAAGAACCTCATCGCGAGTTTCTTCTTTGAACCACTTTTTCAGGGTGACAGGGTTGTGGCATTTCGCGATAATGTCGCGAGCGATATTTGCCGGAACCTCGCGAAGACTCCGCGCTTTACCGGATTTGTTTTTTTTGCTCTCCACCGTGATTTGAACAATTTCCTTGTTTTTAATCTCCGTTGTGATGAGAGGCTTTATCGCCTCCCACTCATCATCGGAGACCTCGTTTGTTCCCGGCAGGAGCATAACCGTGTTCCGGTTGTAGCTTTTGGGGTTTTTAAGGTCGGGTATCAAAGGGATACACTTAACGTGTTCTACCTTTGGTTTGTATCTGATAAGCATAAATCCATCCTCCACGCTTATGAGTTAAACTCCGTCCGCATACGCGAACGCCATTGGGTAATACATGATTGATCCTGCACATTCGGAATGGCAGGGAATGGTTATCTCCATTCCTTCATGTTCTTCTTCAAGCTGCTCGAACGGTGTCGGCATTTCCCATGTGATGTGTTCTTCATCGAGGCTCGCGACCATGATACGGTCTGTGCCGCCAACGCCGATTCCGCTCAACTCGTTCAGCCATTCAATCCGTGTGATGGTGTCGTAGTTGTCCTTGATGTACTTCAAAAGGGTGATGGTGTTGTCGCCGAGCCGGGTGTGTACCAATCTCCGGTACGCGGCTTGAGGCAGCAGGAGAGTATTCGCTTCTTCGCGCCCTGATGTCGGGATAGCAACCGCGTCAAGCAGAATGTCGATGTCGCGGAGAATCTGATCCACGGATTTGGTCGCCCAACGCTTTGAGCCTCCGGTTCCGTCCGCAGGGAGCGATGTCTCGGTCATGCCGGGATAATCCAACATACCGCGAGTTCCGTCCTCGGCAGAAGAAAGCAGAGCCATTTTGTTGGCTTTCTCGTCATGCGCCCGGCGAGCGGTTACGGCGCGGCGTTGATCAAGATTTTTTCCGCTCCGCATAGACATACGGATTTCTTTGATGTTGAAACCGTAGCTGTCGCCAATGCCTTTGACTTTCACGCGGTCTTCAACGCCGTAAACGTCTACACGCGGAAAATCTTTTGCATAGTCCGCAATGATTTTTGCAATTCCAACGGAATTGTATCTGCGGAAAACGATCTCGGTCACGCCGGGTCCAGCCTCGGTACTGATAGGAATAAGCCCGAACGCTTTGAGCATTCTGGGCTTCGCGTCATAGGTGCGCGATTTTATATGCTCGGCTTCACGAGCAAAAAACGCGGATTCAGCGCGGTCGAGCCGTCTCTGTGATTGTGATGTCTGTACTGCCATCTCATTCCTCCTTATTTCATACCGCGCACTTCAACAAGCGCGATGTCGCCTTTGATTCTTCCGCTGCGGAAGTAACAACCGCAGTCGTATTTTCCGCTGCCGGAACTGTCGGTGAACTTTCCGGCTTCATTCCCGGAGAGAACGACATAGGCTGCTTCCTTGTCTACCGGGGTGGCGTCTTCCGCAACCGGAACCCAAATCTTTCCGTGGGTCATAACGGAAACCGCGTAACCCTCGGGATAGAAACCGGAGCCTTCCGCAAAGGACATTTCCTGATGCCGTGCGATTCCAACGAACTTTGTGTTCGAGTAAGCGGCAGAGGAGAATGTCGCCTGTGACGCGCCCTCGGTAACGGTCGCGGTCGCGGTGAGCGTTATTCCGGGGCCTTCCAAATAAATGGAGAGCGGAGATCCGTCCACCATGAAAGCGGAAATACCCAACGCGCTCAACGAATCGTTCAGGTTGATTGCGTTCACAATGGCGCGGAGAGTTTCCTGCGAAGAATTGATGAACTGGATAACAGGAAGAGCGTTACCGTTTACCGTAACGGACACTTTGTTTCCTGCCACCAGCGCAGCGGAAGCGGTAAGACCGATAGAGCTTACATGAGCGCGATAGCACTTCTTGCTGTCTCCCACCGTTCCAAAAACCGGATCACCGGGGTATATTTTTTCCCCGGCGAGAAAGGTTTCGGTCTCATCATTGAGACCGCTTTTCATTCCTGCGAATGCTTCGGCCATGTCGCCGTAAATATCCATTTCGCCCATGATTATTCCTCCTTCGTGTCGCCACGGCTGCGGCGGTTGTTGAGTTCAATCATCCGCTGGCGAGCAGACGCTGAATCATCGCGCCCTTCCGATTTGGGGAGACCCCCGGCAGCGACAACGCGGCTTTCGCCATCGGCGCGGCTTTCCAAAGTTTCTACTGCGGAGTCAAATCTGGCAGAGATATAAATCTCGTCTTTTCCGTCCAGCTTCGCTGTCGGGAAGACGTTCATTATTACCGCCTTCTTGATGTCCAAGTCGGACATATCCTTTTTGACTTCCACACCGGCACGGTCTGCCGCGTCCAAAATGGCGAGCTTCGCAGTTACCAACTCATCGAGCCGCTTGCTGTCCGTGGCATCTTTCTTGAGTTTCTCAATTTCTGCCTCGGCTTTGTCGGCGCGGTCTTTGTTGGAATCCCTGTCCGCTTCCAGTTTGGAAATTTGTTCTTTAAGACCCGTCTCCGAATCCTTGTGAACCTTCTCGGCATCCTTTACAGCTTTCTGGGCTGCTTCCAACGCTTCTTCGGCTTGATCGGCGCGTTTGCGCTGGTCGGTGTATTTCACGACAAGACCTTCGTCTCCCTGAAATTCCACACCATCAATTCTTATGGATTTCATTCCCATTTCATTGCCCTCCTTAGGCGTTGAAATTTTATTTTCGAGGATAGCGTCACCGCCATCCAATCGAATCATTGCGTTATCTCCGGCGCGAGCCTTCGGCACTATGGCACAATGGTTGTACCGGATATTTCTCTGGATCACGTCATAAGGCTGTCCGCACCAAACAGAACCTTCGGGAGCGATTTCGGTGTCGCATTCGTACCCCATAGACAGCGACCGCTTGCCATTAAGAACGTCCTCAATTGCGTCCTCGTTGGTTATGGTCATATCAATGGCGAGGTGCAGACCGTCTGTAAGTTTTTCATTGGGGGTGTATCCGTCCCATGTCCTTTCCTGTGTTGTGCTACTCGGATTGCTTCCGAGAGAACCCACCGCGAGGTCTTTCACGTTTTGAGAGGTTACTTTTTCCTTCGGGTGATCGTTTGTTACCGGCTTGAGTTTCATTGACTCAAGACTGGCAGAGGCGAATACTTCCTCTGGCAGCCGGAGTTCGCGCTGGCTTTTTCCGTCTTCGCGCTTATAGGTAAAAACCCCTATGCTGGTAACAATGGCGCGTCCAGTCAAAAAGCCCTCGGCGTTACGTGTAAATGGACTGGTCATCCACAACGCCGGATCGAGTGAATCATAGCGATTTACTTTTTTTGTCGTTTCTGCCATTTCTGCCTTTCTTGCCGGACTGAAAATAAAAAAGCCCACCCAGGACAGGGCAGGGGTTTCCTACCTTGTTCTGGGTGGGCTTCCGTATTTCGGTCAGCCGACCGTGATTTTCCTAATTATACCAAATTCAGAAGTTCTGTCAACAGAAATTTCTGAAAAATTTACCTTTTTTGTCAGCCATTCCTGAACGCGCCAGAATGCCTCCCAAGAGGCTTTCCGGTCGGTTCTGCCCTCCGGTGTCGCTGAAATCTGTGCCTTTTTTCAGCCGTTATGTCCACGACAAAAGAGGGAGACCCGGTAAAGTCTATCGTTATCCTCCCAAAGTCGATTTCGCGGCTGGTTTTCCTGATAAATTCAAGCTGTTCGTCCGTTAATTCCATGCTTTTCTCCCAAATCCCTAGAATTACAGCATTTTTCCGGTAAAAAACGCTTGACTTTCCCTCCCAAAAACGATATATTTTATATAGTGCCACATCCCGAGGAGGCCTTGTATCTTCGAGAGACAACGGGAGAGTTGCTTAACGGTGGCTCTCCCGGATTTTTTTTACGGCTTCTTAAAATCCTTAATCTTGAAGAAATAAGTCCTATCCTCCGTTCCAAATGAAAAAATAATGTTCCCCTTATAACCGCCTTTGTAATTTTTATCATTTACAAGATTTGAGAAATAACCAAATACATGTTGTTTTGTTAATTTAGGATTAGCAACACGAATATAAACATTATTCTCCTGTTCTCTTGAATCCATAAACCTTGCTCCAACCCTTCTTATACCACCTGTGACTTCTTTGAACTCAAAGAATGTGCCGTCAACTATTGCATCTGGACCCGATAGAAATCTTCCGGTGATAGGGTCTTTGTTTCTTGGAACCAGCGTTACACTTGAACCGTGCTTTTTTAGTATAGCTGCCGATTTTATTTCTTTGAGAAGATCACGTTCTTCGGTTGGGTTTATAGGCAATTTTGATTTTGCGATTATAATGCCTTCCGCGCCGGGTGGCATTTGTTCATGTTGAAGTTTTATGCTGTCTGAACGAACCCATGTTTCGTTCGGGAATTTTTTCTTTGCCAATGATTCATTGGCAGCCATTCCCTTTGCTATTCGCTGGTTTGTACTCATTTGCATCTGTTGTGGCAAACCTTCCTGTGTTGCTGGTTTCCCCATCATTGATAATTGCGGTGGGTAATAATCTGACTCCTCGATTTGTTCGTCCACCTCATCGACAATCTCATTCCAGTAAGCCAAAGCAGTACAGCGACAATTATAGTCTTCGCCGGGGTGTAATTTGACGGCGTTGTATGGTCTGTTAATCCATGTCTTACCGCCATCCTCGGAATAAACCGTTGGATCGTCCCACCTACATAATAAATTATCCATGACATAATGTGAAGGCTCGGCATCAGGGAAGAAACCAGACGGATCTCCACGGACGCGCTCATCGCCGCTGGTTGACCAGATATACATCGAAAGTCCGGCAGCCTCCATCCTGCGCTGCGTGATTTGTCCGTTCAATTTTCCGATCTGGTCACGCGCAAGGAAACGCGCCTTGTTTTCCAGTAGTGATGTATCGCTCTCCATTATCGCTTTTGTCAGCGAAGATAAAGACCAGCCGGAAGTCACGGCGCGTTCCGTCAATTCGTCAACCTTCCGCACCCAATCCCTGGCATACTTCTGCATATAAAAATAATTGTTATAAGCCCATTGGTCTCTGGCTTCCGGCCACCAATCCTCATTGACAGGAAAATCAATTCCCAATACCGCCTTCGCGCTGTTGTTGTATTGCACTTCATTGAAGTCAAAAACCGTGTTCGCTATTCCGAGTATGCCGTTGTATATCGGCGATTCAGTTCTTGAGAAAGAATTGCCTAAGCCGTCAATAGCAAGGTCTGAAAAATATTTACCCACCCAAGCGTCAAGGGAACGCACCATCACATTGAACGATCTCCCTGTAGTGGCATCGTTACGCAAAACCGTATTTTCTGAATCGCCGTGCAGTATCGCCTCGCTGTTTTCCTTGAGATGTTTTTTGACATACTCCTGCATTGGTTTGAACCATGCTCGGATCGCTTTCGAGTAATGCTCCTCGGTTGTCCGAGGATAAAGCCATCTCGCTGGTTTGGCCCGGCGTTTCCTTATCGCTGGCTTCATCTTCTGCCGCTTCGCTTTGAGAATAGAAATCAGCGCGGAATGAACAGCGTTATTTAGCATTCTTCTTTTTGCCTTCCGGTTTTTCTTTTACAGCCGGTTCCTCTGTTTTCTTATCCGGCTTGTCTGGCTCTGCCGGTTCTTCCTCGGTGCTGGTATCGTCTACTGGCGGTGGTTCTTCCTCAAGGGTTTCTACCGGAGGAATTATTTCTTCTTCTGGTACTGGAATATTATCAAGCGTTTTCCCGAACTCAAGAAACCGCGCCTCATAGGGTTCAAGTATTCCAGATTCGATGTACGTTTTATATGTGGTGGCTTTTACTTGTTCGGCATCAGCTTTTAATTTTTCAACCTCGGCGCGTTCTTTTTCATTCATGGTCTCAAGAGGTTCAAACTCAATATATGGCTCTTCGATTTTTTCCCATTGGGAAATAATCCTGATCAACCGAAGAAGGACAGGCTGCAGAATGAGTTCCTGATCCGACCGCACCGCGTCATAGTAATTCCGCATATCCGATTCCCCTGTGGAATTCATTCCGGCAGGGCTTACACCGAATAGGCGCGTTATCGGGTAACTTGTGTCCGCTGCGATGAGCATGAATATGATATACAGGACTTCTGGAATGCCAGAAAAATTAACGGAGTCACGAGAGAAATCTTCCTCGGAGTCTATATATTGCGAACGGAAAACAGAACGTGTCAAATCCATGAGTTCCACGCGGCGTTGTATCGCTTCTTTGCCTTCCGTGGTGGAGAGCATATTTGCGAGGTCTTTTATTTTGAACTTCCCAACGCTCATTTCGTGGAGGAGCTGGTCAATGCTACCAATCGAGGAACCGATTATTTTCAGGTGATCGTCTGCTCTTTGCAGGACGGAGATACCCCAATAACGGCGTTCTGCTGTTATGCGCCGTTTGGTTTTTGTTGGCAGCCTGTCTCCATGAAATTCTATGATGCGCGAAAAGTGAACCAGCCTTGAGTCCTGCAATGTTTCACTGATGTCAAACTTTACAGGGTAGTATTCCGGCAGCCCGAAGCGCGGACGTGTCGGGTCCATCTGGAACTGTATTTTGCTGTACTCAATTTCGCTCGTATCAAGAACGCGGAGCTTCTCAAAACTCTTTATTCTTTTGGGGTCAAGCGGCTGATCCAGATTCATGCCGTCAACAACCCCTATGAGCAATGCCGCGCCGCCTTTGAGACGCGCCCATTGCAGGGCTTCCTTGCACCGCTGCGGAGCCTCGATTGCCTCCATGACAGCCGCGTACTTTTCGGCGATTTCCTTCTGCTTGATTTCTTCAATGTCCGTGAAGGTGTAATCCCACCCCTCGCGGAACATATCGTTTGGCAGAAGATTTACAATCCGCGCCGCGAGACCGTCCTCAACGTACATTGATTCCAGTTCCTCGTCAGATAACAGCGCATCTGGTCTGTGGTAGGTTTGTTTTTTCTTTGCCGTGGCGTTGTTCAACCCTGTGATAAGGTTGCTCCAACCGTCCAAAGCCCATTTCTTTGCTTTCTCGACAATACCGGGTTCTTTCGTGTCACCCATATACTCCCTCCCTTGGGATATATTTTTATTTCTCCGACCCCGGTAAATCGGCGAAATTATTTATAACTTCAATTCAATGACCACAATATCTTTTGTCATTTCCTTAATTTTCTCCTCGCTGGCATTCATGGAACGCAGATAGGATAAGTATTTTTCCAACTCATAAGGAAATACAAATGTTTTGGGTGTGTAATTATCTGGACTCATAATCGAAATTGTACCTCATTCCTTTCACTACATCAACAACTTTCTTACCACTCATACAACGCATTTGAGCCTCCTTGTTTGGTATACAGCGCATAACCGGAGGAAAGGTTGTCCACCTGGTCATCGTGTGCGCCGAAGGGGAACGCGCCGATCTCCGCAATCCAATCATCCAGCCACGGCGCACCCTGGGGAACATGGACAGTTCCAGCCTTGAAAATTGCTTCCAACGGTGTGGCGCGGACTACCTTGTCTTTGTTCTCTGGTACGGAATGCACCGTGCGTTTTCCTTTCAAGATTTTTTGCATGGTCTTTATTGCGTCCTTTGAATCCACTGAACCGCCTATCCCAATTTTCACATACGCGCCGTCCAGCTTCGCCACCGTGTTGATTTCCGCGTCACGCTCCGGCGCGTCCTTCCTCATACGGTTAACATT